ACTTTAAGGACTTGTATGCATAGACCGATTTCAACTTTTGGGACCTCCGTATGCCAAAACACATACGATTTTCTCCAAAACCCTTCAAAAAACAAAAAGGACTTTGGGGAAAATCTAAGGACTTTTGGGGATTTTCAGGGACTTTTGGGGATTTCCAAGGACTTTCGGGGATTTCCGAGGAATTCAGCTTAGGAAATCACTCCATGGACCCCCGAAGGGGGAAATGCGGGCATTTCTGCCTAAATTACTATAAAGACAAATATTATATAATTAGTAGTGACGCAGAGACACTTCTTCGGCGAAGTCGTATGTATGACATGTATGTATCTAGAAATAGCCTAAAGGGGCATCTAAAATGTTTTCCGGACGGTGTAATTAAGAATATTGTATCTTATTTGGAATCGGACATGTGTAAGGTGTGCGATTTGATGTCAATGAAACGTATATGTAATTATAGATGGTGTAAACTTAAAATGTGTAAGTTTTGCGTAAGTAGTCATATAAAATGTAAATACTGTAATGAATCTTATTGCGGGATGTACTGTTTCCAAGAGCATGGCTGCGTAAAGCATTACAACATGTATAACATGGATGTAGTGGACACAGACTCTTCGGACGATGACACAGACTGTACGGTATCGTGAAAAAGACTCCAAAGACTCCGAAGAGTCTTAATTTTTAATTTTATTTTTTTTTTAAAGAGGCACCACACCCGGGGGGGGCGCCCCATCATCGTCGCAGGTGCAAAGTACGCGATTGGAGTACCAAACCTGGTGCATGTACCCAGGGTGGTAATCCCCGCAGCGCGGGCAGAACATGATCTGCATCTGCACGTTCTTGTGCGAGAACACGAATTTGGACGGCCGTACTATGTGGAGCATCGAATCGAACAAAGACAGATAATCGGCGCCCTTGATGATCTTGGCGGTGCGCGACGGCTCAAATGCGAAGCGACCAATGATGGTCGTGATATCGTTGGGCAGGAAGGCGCGGAGCTCCTTGTGACCGTACAGCGAAGTCATTCTGTCTTACTTACTTGCAATCTATTTATAAATATATCCTTAAAGCCTAGGGTCTTGTGGTTTTTGATTTTTTTGCCGCCACCGTATACGGCAAAGCCGTATCCTTCGACGCAGAGCGTCGATGGCGAAGTTGTATAAAGATAAGAATGTATGTCTAATTAGCGGTAGCTAATTAGCGGTAGCTAATTATCGGTAGCTAATTATCGGGGGCATCAAACATGAAGCTGTGTTTAGTTAGTAATGATGATGTATTGTTTAAGGCGGATAGGGGTAATATGAAACTAAATCGGTTGGTGAGTGAGATGTGTGAAGATAACGAAGAGGAGGAATTGGTGATTCCTCTGCCCAATGTTTCTAGTAAGGACCTCAAGAAGGTGATTGAGTTTTGTGATTATTTTCATATTAATCCTATGAAGGCTGTAGATAAGCCCCTCAAGAGTACAAACCTAGAAGATTGTGTAGGGAAATGGTATTCTGATTTCATAAATATGCCAAAGGAGGATGTGTTTAATATGGTATTGGCGGCGAATTATCTAGACAATAAGCCCCTATTGGAGTTGTCTTGTGCTAAGGTGGCAACTTTTATCAAGGGTAGGACGCCCGAGGAGATTCGTAATGTGTTTGAGATTGAAAATGATTTTAGTCATGAGGAGGAGGTTCGTATACGGGAGGATAACAAGTGGTGTAATGACATAGCTAATTAGTGTTTTATGGCGTAAATTCCTTTTTCATAGAAATGTGTGAGAAGTTTAACCTTTTTAATTTTATTAAAATTTAGCATTCTTTTATAATCATGTAAACCGTTTGAAATGGGATATATTCCGTACCTACCAAATTGTTTTTCTTTATAAAGTAGCAGTTTGTCATCATTATCAAGAAGTAGTTCATGAAAATTCTTGGTTGATTCCATAATAAAATAGCTGACAGTGTCACTCAAGTACATTGATATGGGATGACATGCTATTTCTTTAAATATGAAAGGTGATTCTTTAGGTAAAGATACTATCTGTACGGTTTGTTCGAATTTGAATTTATAATGTTTGGGGTAATTTTCGCTGAGGAGTAGTTTAATTGTGAATTTGTGGGGTTTATTGGATTCAATGCCCCTTGCAGAGTGATAAATGGGTAATATATTGTTTCCGTTTTTGTTTTTCCTAGGTATATTATAAATGTAGTATAAGCATTCAAAGGTTTCCCTGCTTGTAGACGAGTAAACATCATTTCCATGTAGAACTATAATATACTGAATATATTCAATTGGTATATCAGTGGCAAAATGTCTGCACACAGTGCCTGTTGTGCAAAGAGCCGTAGTAGTTGAATCGTTAAGAAGCGGGTTACCGGTAGATATAACTACGCTGTTTCCCCAGAAATAAGGTTTATCTCCATCTGGTATTTGTACCATAGGTCTTATTGTGGGTGAGGTAAGAAACTTGTAGCGGAGTTCTTGATTTATTTTATCGCGTGGCGAAGCCACTCTGTATTTGTTGGCTATTTTTTCGTGTGAATCCCAGTAGTAGTCGTTGGGTAATGTAATCCAAAAGGTTTTAACTAAGTTCCATACTTCATATGGAAAAAACATTTTGAAATCAAAATATATACTAATGGTAAATATTTTTAATTAAAAATCTACACAATTTTCGACATTGGTACAACCTCCGGTTGACGCGGTGCGTAGCACCGTACGACCTAACAATTCATTGAATCCGCCAATGAATTTGTCATCAACAAATATGTATGGGAATGTTTTTTGCCCAGTATTTTCAATTAATTTAGTTTTCTCAATGAAATACACATCGGGTGGGACCTTGCTAAGATTAATTTCTTCAAACGTAGTATTTTGTTTCGTTAAAAAGTCCTTTGCCTTGATGCACCACATACAACCATCCTTGGAGTAAATTTTAATGACCATATTTGTTTTTTTATAATTTGTTTATGATTTATTTTTAAGCAAATTTTAAAAAAAAAAAATAAAATATCCGGAAATTATAAACCGAATGTTGTACGGCGAAGTAGAACATTATTTACACGTAAACCGCATAGAAGAATACACAATACAAATGATCATTATGCAACTTATGTCTGGGCTAGGTGATCCGCAATTTAGTTTTAAGACCCGTATGACCGAAGTCGAAATGCATCAAATAAATGAGTCGATTGTCCTAATAAGAGATGTCATACGTCGATTAGGACAGGTGCGAAGCGTCGATTCATTCCACGAAGACGTTATGTTTATTCTTCGCCAATTGTTAGGGAATTTAACTGCCTTAGGCAGTCACTTTCGGTGACCGAACGGAGTTCGGTCCGAAGTGACCTAATCTTTCCCTTGAATGTCAATTCAAAGCACTTGGTACAAAAAAACTCGTCGTCTATTTTACAAACGGCCAAGTTTTCGCAGTAATCTTCGCATGGTTCTGTGCTCAATGAGTTGATGAGAAATCCTCCCTTTTTGCCCCTGGTTTCTGAATCTTTCCAAAAAACGACTTTTTCTTTGGTATCGTGATTCTTCATAGTAACGTAAGTAACAGCTGAGCTGTGATATTCATACTTTGCTTTGCCCCTTCCAATAAAAACCCCATTAAAAATGCGATCAGAGTAAGATTCAATGGTCTTTATCGAATCTGCATAAATTTGTGATGTTAAAACATTACCGCATCCCTCTGAGTCTATTCCTTCTGGGTTGTAATCGTATTTCCCGATACAATGGCGTTTGCAAAAGTTTCCAACGTATTTGCCTTCGTGGTTGCATCTATTACCGTTGGGTAAGATCCATCGGCATTTAGAGCTCTGCAGTTTTTCCATGGCGCCGACCGAATCGCGGCTTCGCTTGTTTTATAATCATTGCAATTCTTAATATTAATTTCGTTAAATTTTTTATGTAAACACTATATAAATAAGGGATGGGTGTGATATGTGCATCAAACGGTGGTCCATTTTATAGAAACATAGTGCAGAAAATATCGATAGGTACTTTGGTGTTAATTATCATTATTTTCATGGTAACTGGTTCATTGGGTATCCAGTTATTCAACGACGAAGAAAGTTCCAAGCGTGATTTATGTTTAAACTACGTGCAATATCCCGAAACGTTCATGATTGATTATGAGGCGGCTTTTGTGGTGACGCTAGTGATAGGTATAGTAATTCTAATATTATCAATAATGGCGTTCTGGAAGGCGAGTAGTTCTTATTTCTACGACGGTCCAAGTGTATTTATATTCCCCTCAAGTTTGTTGGCTATATCCATATTATTATTCATAATAGCTGGTGCAGTATTCTATAACAAGTATAAGAATAAAGTTCTTCCTACATCGTTGCGACCTAATATTGATGGTACGATAGTGAACTGGTGTACCGAGAGGGATGACAAAATAAAGAATAACTATATAGCCCTGTCAGTGTTCTTTACGGTAGGTATAACTGTAATATTAATCTATGCATTGGACTTTATATTTAAGGGGTGTATACGTTATTAGCGGCACCTTCGACGCTTCGCGTGGCTTCGCCAATTATGAACAATTTTTTTTCTGTTGTATATATATAAGCAATTAATTACTATTGTGATTAAAATGGGCGATGAAGTAAAAGGTTGTTTAATTGAAAAACTGAGGGAGTATGGTGATCCAATTAGTAGTATGAGTATGCACATGAGGAATTTGAAGAACAATCTTGAATTTTTGGAGAAGTATGGTACAAAGGAAAATAGCGAGGAGAGGGAATATATGATTGCTAAATTGATGAAGGTGATCAATTGTAATCATTTATACAAGAATGTAATGACAGAGTCATTGGACCATCTAGGGGAAAGAGTTTCGTTATATGAATACTACGATGCTCGAAGAAAGCTAATAAACAACCTAATCGTCTTGGGGTACAAAAAGAACTACTTAAAGAACCTAAATGTAGATACGATGCACAAGTTAATTGACAACCCGAATCCGTATGTGAAATCAAACCGCAAGGAGCTAATCGACTTGCTCTCTAGTTCTTACGGAATGTCACCATCAACACTAAAAAGTTGGAATTTTCACAAAATAAAAGACGCATTCCGCAAGAAGATGTCAAAGAAATACAGCCCACTAGGGGAGCCACTCAAGCTTGCAGCATCGGAACCACGTTACAAACAATGTGGTGCCCGCTCGGACTATCTTAGAAGTTTATCAAATGCTCTTTTTTATGAAATCGTGTACGACGCATAGCTAATTAGCGTAGCTAATTAAATAATTTTGTTCCTTACTTCATAGAGATCGTGATAATCTTTGACGTCTCTGTGTAGTAGTGGTGGTTCGTGGAAATATCTCCAATCAAATATATTTTGATCATTGAGTAAGTATCTATTACGCTGACCAAAATGTACTGCATGTTTGCCTTCTCTTAAGTTCTCATGATTACGTTGTTCGAGATTGAACGATTCTTCTCCCAAGTTGCTAGTAATGAATTGATCGGGAGGTTTAGATATTCCAATTGCAAATGCAAAGCTGCTATTATTTAATGAGATAAGTAACGGTGAATAGAACATGGTCGCGAGGTCGGTGCGTACATCGTTGCACGAAAGTATTAAAGTAATCCCTTCATTTTTAAACAACTCTATATATATATCCTTGAATTTGCTGCACAATTGTTTTTCATTTGATGATGAAAGGTGTTTGTTGCAAGTTAGAAAGATGGCTTGGTTCATTTTCTTTTCTTTCAAGATGTTAGCGACCCAAACGATCATATTTTTTTTAGGTATATGGTAAGAAATATGTCTATTAAATGGTATATCGCTACATCTAAAGTGTATGACTGGTAATTCAACGTTTGTTTTTGTGAGTACCGTTGAATAAAAGCGGTTGAGTATTTGCCTATTACCGGACCAAAATGGCATATAATACTGTTTAATGTCTTGGGGCCATCGGGTCAGAGACCACAAATGGACATCAAAAATGTTAAATATTTTCTCAGGCATTTTGCTTATTTTATTGATTTCCTCATTGGTAATGTCTATATATGGTGGAAAATCGGGGTATATTTTAAATCCGCATATGATTCGCTTACCTAGTTTTTTTTTGATCGATATTGTCAAGTTTCTTATAACGCCATTCCCAAAGTTATCAACCGATTTTAATTTTAAGCGTTCATAAACCGTAAACGCGTAGTCCTTTATTTCATATGTACAAAAGATTGAAATGAGAGTAATAAGTGTAATAATAATTAATAGCGATTCCACAACTGTAGGGTTGGGCATTATAATTATTATATATATATATATATATATCTAAATATTTTTATTTATTGCGGCGTAAAAATTACTTGGATCTCTTACGAGACATTCGGCGGCTTTTCAATTGTTTACGATACGGCGTATCGACGCGAATACGCTGGTAGCTGCGGCGACGTCCAAAGCTTGTACCCAATAAATTACTACCGCGAAGTAAATAATTTCCAAACTGAAGAGTTGTATTTGTAAGAGACCAAACTCTAGAAAAATAATTACATGCATCTACGGTTATAGAATTTTGGATTGATCTAGCATTCCTACAATTTTCACCCTGATCAGAATACTCCGGTTTTCCTCTATAGTATTGTGTGCATAGAATAATATCTAATTTAACTTCGGGTTTTTTATAAAGCAAATAATTGAGTATTTTCCAGGCTCCTAATCGTGAACCGTTTTGTTTCTTCATTATTTCTTCAATTGTATAATCACTTCTAACGGTTCGGCTGCTTAGTAATTGTTTAAAAGTTTCCTTGATTACTTGTAATTCTCCGTTAATGATGTTGCCTTCTTTTTCTTTTTCAATTTTTGTTCCAGATATTTCTTTTTCATAGCCGCCCAAATCTACAAATGTTACTGATTTACCATCATCAACTTTGAAAAATATAAACAAATGGCTGCGTGAACTATCCGGGTTATTTTCTGTAGACCGTGTTGGTCTATTATTTTTTATAGTTTCATATATTTTTTCAAACTCTGTATTACCTTTAAACGTTTTTGTTGTCATCAGTTTCATTTTCTCCAGATTAAAATCATTTTCTATTACTTTATTATCTTTAACTTCTTTAACTACATCCTCTGTATTTATTTTCATTTTATCATTTAAATATGTAAACTTACCTTCATCATCTTTTGTTAATACATTTTCGTGCTTCGGATAATTGGATAATGTATCATACATGTCTCCTTGGTATAATTGTACCGACTGACATGTAATTGTTTTACCATTATTTTTTTGTATAAATCGTGGAATAAGTCCTGGTTTTTCAGGCGTACCCATTAATGTATATGTTTTACCAGACCCTGATAATCCAAATGCCACAATGACTCTGCTGTCCTTATCCTCATTACCACCTATTGTATCATCAAATATTTTGTTATATACATCTTTATTTTCACTGTTAGTATCAAACACTTCTTTATACGGACCAGATATGTCGCATACCGCCGTAAATCTGCTGGTATTGGAGTATTTTCCTAACAAAACATAATTGCCTTTCTTTTTCACAAGTGGTTCATTAATTCGCAATTTGTCCACTGCACTACCTTTCATATACAATTCAAACGGTTTCGCAAGAAATCTTACATATACATTACCACCAGTCAAAGATGTTTTTTCATTTGTTGGGACATTTTCATTAAATTTATATTCGACGACTCCTTCACTGATACCCTTGTTTATAGGTCGAGTAAGCGTAGCATCCCGCAGAGGTGTACGCGACGCGGTAGGTGCAGGCTTTGCAGTAGGCTGTGCATCAGGCTTTGCATCAGGCTTTGCAGTAGGAGGCTGTGCATCAGGCTGTGCAGTAGGCTGTGCACGTGTCGGTGCAGGTGTCGGTGCAGGTGTCGGTGCAGGTGCAGGTGCAGGTGCAACAGGCAGTGCAGGTGCAACAGGCTGTGCAGGTGCAGCAGGCTGTGCAGGTGCAGCAGGCTTTGCAGGTGCAGCAGGTGCAGCAGGCTGTGCAGGTGCAGTAGGCTTTGCAGGTGGTGCAGGAGGTGTACGCGACGCGGCAGGTTTGTTAACAATTTCCTTTAGTTTTTTAATTCCATCGCATGTTTTGGTTATTTGTGATATTATATCATCTACTGATTTGTATTGTGACTGAATGTTGAAGCCTTTGGCCGAGTTTTTAAAGGAGCTTTGCCCTCCGACAATGTTTCGCATCGTGCCAATTTTATTAAAATCTCTGTTCAACATTCCGCTTATTTCTGTGATTTGGTTATCAAGTTCGTCAGAATATTTATATGTAGTTTTTTGTGGTACGTATAATTCGTTGCGCTTGAAATAATCTTCTGTAATGTCTGTAATGTTAGTTTTTGTCATGTTGGTCGTGTTGGTCGTGTTGGGTGAGCCCAAATTTAATGATCCAGTTTTGATGCGTTTTGACTTGATTATTTTAATTTCATTTGTTGTTACAAAATTAGCATAATCTTTGGGAGACAAGATATACTTATTCTTTATGTTGACCATTCGAGTAAGATCGATTAATATATAAACATTCTTATATCCGATATTTCGTAAATTAATGGCTGTGTCCAACACACATACATCTCCGACAAGACCGCAAATAAATATTTGTTTGTTATTTTTTAATATTTCATCGTCAATTAGAGGCTGTAATGTTGCTTTTGTTTTGCCATCTTCAATATTCTTAAACAATTCAGGAGGAGGATTAAACTGTTGAAGTTTAGCGTCTTCATCTGGTGATCTATCATAATTGCTTTTAGGTTTAGACTTAAAAAATGATGGAAATGTAACTCCAAAATTCATTTTTGGTTTAGGCTTTAAAAACTCGTACTCATCTGCTCTTGTCTTAATATAGTTGTTGTCATATTTAACTAAATAACTACCAGTTTTGCATTCTGAAGATGTGTCCCCGCATCTTTTAGCTGGGAATTTTTTACCATTCGGAGAAGGTTTCACAAATGAAGAATATGGTACTGCGCTAAAACTGTCGCAGTCTTTACTAAATCCTTTGAAAGCAATATACGATTTCTTATACTGTGCAATTGCTTGAAAAATAGGATTAACTATTTTTGCTCCTTTTGAGCCCATAACGCAGTGATTAGGATAAGGACCGCCGCCTTTTGTAAAAGAGCAGTGAATATCTGGATGATAATCCTTTGTTGCAATTATATTAGCATCTGCTTTTTTAAATTTATCAATTGTCTTAATTATTGGATCAATGATATCATTTGATTCAGGTGCAGAAAGACTTCCGGTGCTCGCGGCGATTCGCAAACTCGCGGAAGGAACATTTGTATATTCTGTAAATTTGTTATCAACAAAATCATATTGCATATCTATTATAAACAATGCATCTTTAGAATCTACATATACATCCTTTTTTATATATAGTTGACCTCCCTTTAATTGTTCCTTTAATTGTTTTACATATTGTTTATGGTTCGATGGTGATGTCGTAAACACGCTTTTAATCTTATCAAAAATTGACGGCTTAGCGGCACTTACTGTTATATCGCTAGACTGCTTAGCGGCACTTACTGTTATATCGCTAGACTGCTTAGCGGCACTTACTGTGGTAGCCACAGGAGGCCGAGGAGCCACAGCAGCCACAGGCACATGCAGAGGAGCCGGCTCCTTCAAAAGATCCAAAGGAGGAGCCGAAGGATTCAAAGGCGTATAATTTGCGCCGTAAGCGGGTGCAGGTTCGTCAAAAGATACGATGATTGCGCTGACATTATCGCCGTATCCTAATTTTTCGTATTCTTTCTTGCAATTCTCAACGAGATCTGTGCATATTTGTTTGAGAACTTCGCATTTATTTCCTTTATTTTTTTCCATTTTATCTACAACAAAACCCATGACTTCTTCATTCTTCATAACATCCCATACACCATCGCATGCTAGGACAATAAACATATCATCGTTTTTTCTATCATAGACTGTGACATCTGGTACAGGTGAAATAATCTGGTTTTCTGGCTCAAGTTTGGGATCATCTTTGAATGCATGATCTCCAAGTGCGCGGCTTACGGCCATTTGACCATTTACACGCGGAACCTCATTACTACCTTCATCAGGAACAGAAACTTTACCGCCGGCTTTCTCAATGCGTTCTTTTTCACCGGGTAGAGATGGTTTGTGATCTACTGTACTAAACCTTATTTCGGGTTTTCCATCAGTACCCCTTCCTACAATAATTAATCGCGAGTCGCCGGTATTGGCTACTACAATTTGAGTGGGTGTAATAAGTGACACAACCGCTGTTGTCCCTGATTCTTTATATTTTTCTTTCATTTTTTCGTCTAAACTGATAAATGAGTCTGTTAGACAAGAGGATAAATCCTTATCCTTGCAATTTTCCAATTCATCTTCTATATTATCGGCTACAAATTTTGACGCATCTTTACCAGTTACATAATTTTCCTTTTCCTTTTCATCAGTTACGTTCCAGGGGACATCGGTGCCATGGCCATCAAATATTCCGAATATGGATATATCTTTTCCTAGTTTACTATTTAATTTGCTAATATGAGCGTCTTCCATAGTGTCGCGAAATCTGGTTTTGTCTTTAATAACAGCGTAAGACATATATCCATTTGTATCACAATCAAAGTTGTTTGGTGTCTTATCACCAGCCTCCATGCCAAACTTGTTGCGTATTTTTTTCCTAATGCTGCGACGTTTTTTAATGTTCACTACGTTGTTGTTGCGAAATGTTTTTCGTGCGTTAATTAGTAAAGTTTTTCGCACGCTTCTTCTGCGTAATCGACGTTTCGCGTGGCTTCGCCAACGACCTTCGTCCGCGCGAAGCGCAAATTTCATTTTCTAATACTATCAACTATTTTTATTTTTATTTAAAACAATTTGTAAAACGTAATTTTTATTCAAATAACCTAATAATGGTATTTCTAGATCAGATAGTTTAAAGTTATCGATCTGTTCACGCGAACCGCGGGTTTTTTGTTGGGTGGGTGCTTGAACTATGGTATATATTCCTTCAACTTGCTTAGTAGTTAATATATATATACGTTCTGGCACTACGCCGGTGTTACTTTCGCCCTCAAGTTGTCTAACTGGTACGAAATTGCCGGGGAAGTGACCCCAAACTTCAAACTCACCCGAACTTTCTATATTCACCGTTATATCGTCTAATCTAACTATGCAATATTTAGTAGGTCTTCCATCTACATCAGTATTTGAAACGTATGCAATGACAGCGCCGTCCTTATTCGAATACGCATTCCAGAATTTAACATCATCATTTATATTAAAAGAGACGCCTTCGCGAAGCAGCTTAAAATCTTCTTCACCAAAGTGACTGCGTCGTCGGTACGACGCTTTGCGTCGACGCGATCGAAGTGGCTTCGCCAACCGTCGTCTCCCCATTTAACGAATACAAACATAAAAAAAATATATACAATTGTTAAAAAGGGAATTGAATGTCAGGGAGAGATTTATTTTCTGACTGGGTATGTGTCGCAACCGCACCGCCTACTCAGGCGCCTACGACTGCGGCTCCAACCCTAGCTCCTACCTCGTCTCCTACCCGTGCACCTACCTCGTCGCCCACAACCGCACCGCCTACCCTTGCGCCCACAACGGCTGCGCCAACCCTGGCTCCTACCTCGTCTCCTACCCGTGCACCTACCTCGTCGCCCACAACCGCACCGCCAACCCTTGCGCCCACAACGGCTGCGCCAACCCTGGCTCCTACCTCGTCGCCTACCCGTGCACCTACTTCGTCGCCCACAACCGCACCGCCTACCCTAGCGCCCACAACGGCTGCGCCAACCCTAGCTCCTACCTCGTCGCCTACCCGTGCGCCTACCCTTGCGCCCACAACCGCACCGCCTACCCTTGCGCCCACAACGGCTGCGCCGACCCTAGCACCTACCTCAACGCCTGCGCCCACGTTGGCGCCTACGACCGCGGCACCGACCCTAGCGCCTACGGCGGCGCCAACGTATAATATATGTAGTGAGGAGTTGAGTAAGATGTGTATTACGGATATGCCGGGGCGAATATGTCCGTCGACGTGTACGGTGCAAGGTGGTTGTAATGTAAATTGGGATTCGTATAGTTCCCTGAAAGGTATGCTTCCGGAGTCCTCAAATGGTGTGACAGGCGAGATAATCAAGCAAACGACTAATCTGAAGGACTATGTGTTATTGTACGATTTGCAATCGGTTGGCAATAGAGGCGAAGTAAATTGTTGGTTAAACTGTATGGACACTGCGAAATGTATAGGATACAAATGGGACACAAGTGGTAATATGTGTACAATGTATAGTTCAATGACCGTGTTGCAAACGGCTAAGCAGGCAACGGAGACGATCCAATGGATGTGTGGAAATTCCGCAATGGTAGGTGAATTATGTTCGTTCACAGACCTAATAACTAAACGGAAGTCTCCTTTGTCAGGTCCATTGGGTACGTATAGGTTCCAACCTGACCCAGGATGTCCGGCGTATAATTGCGAGGGGATATTATACAATGATATGGAGACGGCTTCGCCCACAGCTGAGCTCCAGCTGCGCTTTATTTCGCCCTGCCAAAACCCTACGTTCGATGACACTCGTGTATCCAAGGACATCTTGAATGCGGAAATAGTCAACGCCGCGGGCAATTTCGTGCAGTTGTCTATGTATGGTAACACGCCACCTGGTCCCGTCATCGGGGAACATTTCTTCCTGAACCTCAACCTCTCCATCAAAAGCACGGGCGCATGGCAGGCTGTCATGAACGCTATCGCAAAGTCAATAGAATCCAGTGGTCGCGACATTGTCGTTGGTGAGCTTGAAGGCAAATCGATTGCGCAGAACTTCAAGGACTCTTACGGCGAAGGTTTTGTTATTCTCATCTTCTACGAGAACAGCGGCGTGAATTTCGGTGCCCTCCAAGAACTCTATTCCGACCCGACCTCTTTGGTACAAGTCTTCCGAGCGTACAGACTCGCATCAGGGCCGGTGTTAGCACCGCCGTGTCCCACGCAGTCACCTACGCAGTCGCCTACGCAATCACCCACGAAGGCGCCTACCCTGGCGCCCACAACGGCTGCGCCAACGGCTCCTGTGCGCTGGATTACAAATGGTTATTACGGTAGTCCTTCAGCTGAGTGTCGTGCGACGACTTCTGGGCGTGTTGAAAATAGTGGTGCTCCGGATGATCCTAATAGAAGTTACATAAATGAAACGATGTCTGGTGTGGTGAACAATAGTGATTGCAAACAGATATGTTTGAATGCGGGTGTGTTATGCACGGGGTACCAAACAAACAAGGGTAATACGGAATGCATACTGTGGAAGATTCCTATAACCGACCAATTGCCTAGTTGGAATGACAGAAACGAGGATTATGACTGTACGATAAAGACGTACTCCGAGTTGGAGTATGGTCAGACGGCGCAAAACATCGATTATTTATGTTATATATCTACAGGTGCGGGTACGCAGAGATTGAATATATGTTCATCTGCTACTTATTACAACCGACCGGTGACACTGGCAAATGGTCAAATATATATAAGTGCGAACAGTTCGTATGTTCAAGCGCAAAAGCAAGAAGCCACTTTCAGTGGTAGTTGGTATATTCTTCCGGTGGACAATATGAGTGGTATATTTTATATCCAGAATGCGCTGAGTGGATTCCGTATATGGGGAGATGTGCGTACGGACTTGACGAGTGGGTCATTTAAGTCAACGAGTGATGGTTATCCTGGGTCACAAAATGTGGTGGAGATGTTTACGATGAAGCAGAACAGTGATACGAATGGTACGAAAACGTTTATACCTTATTTATCGTGTACGGGTTGTAGTCAATATGCAAATATGGTGTTGAGTATGGTAAATCTGCCGAAGATTAATTTGGCTACGGTGGATTATTATCCGTCGTATACGGTTGGGTCGTTGCCGAAGATGACAAGTACGGTGATGCAATTCAGAGCGGGTAATTGGTTGAACTATCCTGGTCAGACATACGATATGTCAAAGGGATTTTCGTTTGTGACTAATTTTTGTTTTACCTCTAGTGCAGATTGGCAGAGATTGTTTGACTTTGGGAATGGCCCGGCGAATAACAATATACTCTTTGCGCAGAATAGCAACAGCAGTACTTTCCGGTTTGGTGTGTATAATGGATCGGTGGAATATGCGTGTGATGGAGGTACGATAACATACAATACGTATCAAAAGGTGGTAGGAGTGTATGATCCTTCGAATGCAACGATGAGGACGTATATAAATGGTGTAAAGGTTGCTGAAGTGTTCTTAGGGACGGCCCCAATGGATACTCGTACGCTGGCAAACTGTTACATAGGTCGTTCAAATTGGTCGGGGGATAGTTATGCGAATATGAATGTAGAGTATCTAAAGGTGTACAATAGGGTGCTAAGTGCAGAAGAGATTCAAAATGCGGTGCCTGGTATAGGTTTGAAGCAGGAAAGTGAGACTGTGATAAGTGGTTTACCACAGAATGTGTCTAGTTGGAATATTAATTCGTTGTCGTATCCGACATATGGATTTGCTTGGATGAGTTCTAGTATATCTACGCATACATATGATGGTCTGCCTAGTAGGATATTAGATTCGTTTAGTAATAGTGGTGGAGGTGATACGATTCCGTTTAATCAAATGATGAATAATGGTGTTTCTATAAATAATAATTGTTTAATATTGCAACCCAATAGGTTGTATCATATTGTATGTGGCGTGCAAGCGTCTCTTCCCGACTATGCTATTTTCGGTTTTACGGTGGAGACAAGGGACCAATACAATAATAAGAATATGACGATTGGTATGCCTGGATCTAGTCTATACTTGAACAAACCTTTGAACACGAGATCGGAGACGTCAAAGAATGTGACAAGTTTTATATATGATACAAAAGATAAAGCGGGTACTGATTTACGGTTGAGAATGTCATGTACAAAGAAGGATACTACGGGGAGTTTGGCAGGATTACCAAACTTTTATGGTGATTTGCAAGCGGGGGATATACTGATTCCTTCGTCGACTTCGTATATGATGGTGAATGAACTAAGTCCATTTTATCAGAGTGCGCAGGTGACACTGACGGACGATCAGACGATAACTGTGGTAAACACAATGATAAAGATGAATAAGGTGATGTTTAATAATGATTTGTTGGTTACTTCGTATTTACCGTATATAACGTTGTCGAATAGTTGTGTATATTTGATTCAATGTTCGTTGCAGGGTAATGTTGCTAACGCGGCAACAATTAGGATCCAGACAAAGAGTGGTAAAACGATAAATTCATCTAATTGGATCTATTTGCGAAATCCCCAAAGTCAGAGTGTAACAAATACGGGTACACTGACGTGTATATACAATACATCTGGGTTATCCGGAGATGACTTGTTAATAGGATTGTATGTAACAGATGGTGCAGTTAAGATAAGCAAGTATTCTGAGATGACGATAACTCAAATTGACAATAGTGCGGTGTATCAAATTTTTACTACTTCATCGTCTACTATAAATAATGACAAAAATGTTTCATTTGCCAACCAAATTGGTTCAGGTAATGGTGGTCTAAGTGTGAAATTCGTGAATAGTCAGATTTATACACAGTTACAAAAAAACAAGATATACAAGATAATTTGCACAGTAGGTTCAAATCAAATAACAAGTAGGGTATTGTTCCAATTAAAAACGCTGAGTGGTACCCTGATAGGTACGCAGCTTATATTATCAAACGTAGATTCTGAATCAGGTTTGGAGACGTTAACTACGGTGTATAGTACGTGGGGGAATAAAACAGACAATGATGTACTTATAGGGCTTGTTTCAACTATAATTTCCGCATCTACAATGAAACTAAACGGTGTTCAGTGTCAATTAATTTGTATAGAAATGACGAATAATAGACCTGATTTGAGTGATCCTCCGCTTACATTACCTCCATTGATTCCTTCGTCAATAGTGAATGGAGTAGACGTGACAAAAGAGTTGTACTTGGTAAGTTATTTAAATTACAACAAGTTGACATACAATGCCGCAGCAGGTAATCTAAATGTTTCTATTCCTTATAGCGCATCACTTCCCCCGATTACTACGCAATTTAAATTTGTTCCTATATTGGGTACATCGGACGAGTATAATTTAATAAACGTGACAAATGGCGAACGTGTATATATAAACACATTAACAGGGACCATAAATGTGTGGGTTAATAATTCTCCTCTATCGGAAGATGTGATTGATAGATTTAAATTCACGACATTTACAGTGGGTAATTTAACGTTTGTGTCGATAAAAACTTCAATGAGTGTATGTATGGCTGATTATTGCCTGAACACTAAGAATGAGTATGTGTTAGTAAATTCCAACAATACAGCAACTTTTGAAATTAAAACAAATATATTTACTACATTTTCATATTTATGGTATATAGAACCAGTCCCTGCGCCCCTCGCGCCACTGCCTTGTGATTTGTATGGTATATCGTTATGTAAACCGGAAGGCATTGTCTTAGGTGCGGTTGTTGATGGTCAAATTAAAGGTGTTTATGATTCGGGTTTCCTAAGTACTATAGGAGGTAGTGCAATTTTTGCTAATCAAGACAATACGAATGAGCAAATATTTTATTTTGAGCCAAGTGATATAAATGGATGGTTTTATATGTATACGAAGTCCGTTGGATTCTTCTCCACTCAAAAAACGCGTGTATATTTGAGATACGACTCATCATATAACCACCTTAAAGTAAGTAACGATGGATATTTAAACCAGTTGTATTATTTCAGTGTTGTTCCGTATGGTAATATGGATGGTACATTTGGAATAGAGGCAAAAGCAGGCCGTGATTGTGTGTTTTACTGTAGTAACAAGTATTTGAGAAGATGGGATGGTGCAAACCTAAATGGTATATTAGATGGAACTACGGATAAAAATGAAATGTTATTATTCAGAATACAATGAAATTAATTTATATTCTATAATAAACACATGATCGAAAAGTACAAAGACAGGCTGAAGGCGATACTTTCGGACGAAAATGTTGTTAAGAAGCGTTCGAATAAGAAGCGTCGTTCAACGAAGCGTCTGCGTTCAACGAAGCGTCGTCGTTCAACGAAGCGTCGTTCAACGAAGCGTCGTTCAACGAAGCGTCGTTCAACGAAACGTCGAAGCAGATTTGGTGACCCGATGCTTCTTTCTACAATTAAAAAAATTGTAAATGCCGCCGAAAAGGACGAAAAGGACGAAAATGCCGAGGAACCACTGCCAAGAAGCTACCCTCGCAACTCTATTCCTGGACAATACGGAGTGAAAATGGCGGAAGAGGCGCTTGAGAAAGCGAAAGCGGAAGCGGCGGAAGCTGCGGCAGCTGCGGAAGCTGCGGCGGAAGCGGCGTCGGAAGCGGAAGCGGAAGCGTACGCTCCGCCTCCTCCTCTGCCTCCTCTGCCTCCTCTGCCTCCTCGTGCATCTACCGTCCGTCCTGTATCATCTACACGGGAACTCAAACCGAATATCCCGGAAGCGGAAGCTGCGGAAGCGTACGCTCCGCCTCCTCGTCCTGAATCCATATGGGGGACCCCTGGCGTGCGAAAAGGGTCAGCGCCCCCGCCGACTGTGGGTTTCAACAAGAAAGTTCCGGCCGTTGGATCGTCATTGTCCGCGGCACGAGCTGCAGAGGGCTCAAAAGATATGGAAAACATTGATAATAAAATCTTAACAGCAATTCAAGAATGGTACGAAAAAAACCGAGACGGAACTCTTACATTCGGTGTTTTTTTTGACATAGCAGAAAAAATTTCTGACACATACGTTAAATCTTTGCAGAAATTAGTCGACCAAAAGAAAATTATTGTTCGTAGACCTATAATAATTAAATTGGGAAAATATAATCGGAATAGAGAACTGGATCCAGATGAAATAACATATGTAAATCTTACTAAAGGTCGTGATATTGATTTATTACGTAATAGGGAACAAAAATACGATAATGGCACCAAAAGTTATGACAACAACGTCGAGATTACCTTAACGAAATTTGCGCTTCGCGCAAATTAAATCTTCGATGTTGCAAAATTAATTTATATTCTATAATAAACACATGATCGAGGCAATACTTTCGGACGAAAAGGTTGTTAAGCGTCGTTCAACGAAGCGTCGTTCAACGAAGCGTCGTTCAAAGGTGCGTTTAAATAAGAAGCGTCGTCGTTCAACGAAGCGTCGTTCGGCGAAGAAGCGTGGAATGTTGTTTGGATCTAATTTGCAAATAGATTCATTCGAAGAATTAAATAATGTACCCGATGAAGAATTAAATGTAGTTTTCCCAAAGTTAAAACCGGAACAGATAAAAAATGAAATTAATTTACTTATATCTGCAAGGGGGGCATTAGATATAGACAGTTTGATTAAATTAGGGGTTTTGCACCAGCTCAGAAATTATTATAATAAAAAACCTGAGAGTGTTGTAGATTTATTTGGTAAAAAGTTGACTATAAAACCGAAAAATGACAACAAAGCGAGAGAATTCATGAAAAAAGCAACGAAACAAAATGAGGAAAGTATTGAAGAACTTGCAAAACGGCTAGTTTATGAAGAAGCTTCCGAAAATCCAGAAAACATTTTTAATCAGCCTGTCGTCGCTCCAAAACGTAAGTCACTACGTAAGTCACTATCTCATATGGTGAACATGATGATATCAAATAAGAGAAATGCCGTGCGTTTGCCCCCTAATGCCCTTGAGGGTATTTCCGCAGGCGACGACGGTCCCAAAACCCCTGAAGCTGCGCTTGAAAAATTAAAAGCTGCTGCGAGAGCTGCGAGAGGAAGTGTGAGACCATACCCAGACGATGACGAAACTGTTTAAACAAACATGCAGCGAAGCCATCTTTGATTACCAAATTTATGTTCTAATGAATTGAATTTAATTTATTAGAACATATTAGGATATGAGCGAAGAAGATTCGATAATCAAATTGTTCAAAGAGGTGAATGCGCCATTTTACACAGAATTTATCGAGCCGCTCCGTGATAATAATAATTTGACAAATGTCATAGGTATATTCTTATTTAATAATAAGGAATTTGATAAAGGACGTCTAACGGGTATATTGAAAGGTGTTGTTCAGCAATTGGACAGTGAACGTCTTGTAATATTTGAAAAAAGCATGGAAAAATTAAAGGAAAAGAATGGTAATGTTCAATTCGTTAAAATTGACGGTCAAACAAATGTTGTGGACCCAAGTAAAATATATGTCAATTTACCCCTATTTGTTTTCACTGACACAGGAAAATTGAAATCGGCTGACGCATTAAAATACCTTAATATAAAACAAATTGTTCTTGATCGTGAAGGCCAGTTAGAAAATGAGCGCATAGCTCGTGAAGGCCAGTTAGAAAATGAGCGTGAAGGCCAAAATATGCTGACATCACTCGGTAATTATGTGCAAATAAACAAAAGAGAAAATGCATTTTTAAAGTTGAAAAACGATATAGACAAGTTCTCAGATGGATTATTTCCCCAATTAATCAGTGATGATGAAGAAGGTGTTTCCTTTTTAAAAGAAATACTTGATTACAAAAAGTATGATAAGGGTATGTATGACTCAATAATTAAAAAAATCCAAGAGAAATTCAATAGTAACGATGTTGCAAGAGGTAAGAAAGTATACAAAGAGTTCACAAATTTAATTGAGGGATACAACAGCCTGGCATCATCAGAAGATGTTGAGAAGATGGTGGAATATTTGAAAACACGTCCTACATTAAGACGAGAAACAGCACAAACACCAATTAGACAGGGTCAAGAAAACAGCATTAAAGAAATTATAAGAAAGGCGAATGCCTTATTGAGGGAAACGGAAGGACTAGAACTAAACCTCATAGCGGGTGCATTAGCTAAAAACAAGTTCGGCAAACGAAGGAGAAGTTACCGGAAGCGAAAAGTAACAAAAAAGTTGCGTCCAAGAAAAAGGAGATCAAAAAAAAAAATATTGCTACCGATAAGAAAATGAAACCCTGTAATCCCAACTCCGACAAGGCAAGGGACCCCGCGTACGAATGCAACCCAAAGACGGGTCGTTGGGTCCTTCGCAAAGGTGGTAAGTCTCGCAAGAAGGCTGCATCGCCACCCAAGCGCCTATCGCCCTCACCCGCGCGCGGCCTTCTCACACCCATTCCGTTAGTGGAGCGCATAGCGTCGCCCAAGAAGAAGTCGCTTAGGAACCGGAAAAAAAGAGGTACGCGCAGTGATGTAATTGTTGTAGATATAGGTGATTCCCAATATGAGTACAACCGTGCGGACCTGATATATGACTTGGAGCAGGGGCCTGTGTATTTCGCATCGTATAATGCAACGGTAGATATAGCTGATTTTATTAATGATATTGCCGCTCTTGATCCTGGAGTAGGGGGGTCAACGTACGAAGAATCGGAAGAATCGATACATCTATTGGCGGAAAAGAAAAGTTCTATACATCTTGGTGCATTTTATTATGCATTAAATGGATTTGATGATGAAAGTTTTCATTATGTATACAACATGTTTAATAGGTTGATGTCTGTATATAGGTTGTACGAATTGCCAGATGAGAAGGATGTTTACCTAACAGTGAACTCGTTGGATCTTCTTAGGGATACTAAATACAAAGAGTATGAATTAGTAAAGGTAGGAAGAACGAAAGAGTTAACAAAACTTATTAATCAAACAGAGAAGGAACTTGACATATATGATCTACTACCAATTGGTTACAAGGGTGAGATTCCGCACTTGGTTGATACAAGACGAAATAAAAAAGCGTACTTTGGAACTAGGGAAATCACGGAAAATTTGCGTGAACTATTGAATGGTTTCTTAGGTAACACAGAAGGTAGAAGACAAGATAAAATATATCATTTATTAGAATATAAATACAAATTATTAGAATATAGATAACAAATTTTATTGAGGGATGATCTTTTGTTGTTTTGTATTAAAAAGTCTAGATATGATTGATGTTTTAGACTGAGAAGTAGGTAATTTATTCTTAATTTGTTCGTTAGTGCGTTTTTCACTTATTGATGATTTACTGGTTGATTCGCTAAATTCTAATAATCTCTGTACGAGTGGTTTTTGGTAAGGTATTCCAAGAAGTAAATCATCCATGCGTTGTATACGTCTCTCCATCGTTGCAATACTAGGTAATCCTTGAAACAATTCGATAACATTTGGGTGAGGAGTGTTACCAAAACGTCTTCCAGCTCGTTCTTGTACAGGTTGGGGAGCTTTCACCAGTTCAATATCACCATCTACGTAAGATTTGAGTCTTTCATTTTTTACAACATTTTCTCTTTTGGTGAATATATCCATTATAAAATCTTGACTTGGATATTGTTGCTGATATATATTACCATCTTGAGAAGCCCCAATAGCACCAACTTTCATTCCATTATTATAATTATTCATGTACATACCAATATCCTTGACAAACTCGTAATTCCGACGCAAAGGGTTCTTTTTTTCGGCAATTAATAATTCAATTCTTTTGTCTATTTCATAATATTTTTTCGTAAGTTTATCCTTATCATATAAAAATTCAAAAGGTACAATCATAGTAGGAAAGTCTAAGAATTCTTGTTTCCTTCCAGTTTCCTTGTTATGAACTATGTCCGAATTAGTGTACATCTGTTTAATATATTGTCGAACAGTTTTTTCGCCTATATTGCACACATCCATTTTATTTTTCTCAACGGCCCAGTACAAAGTGCAAACAAAGGTTAGTAGGTTTTTGTACTCATCAACGGTTTTACTCCACCGAACACTATCACCAGCGGAGCGATTGCAAGTATTCGTGACGCAAATCTGCACGAAACGACTATACAAAGCAAATTTAAAAATAGACAAGAAGAAATTGAAAAAGTTGCGTTCTTTGTCAGCATTGCCTTCCTTAAATGTAACAGCGAAATCAGCCATGTATTGTAATCTGGACGAAGTTACAATGTGTTCAATGTCAATGCCAGTTTTGTATTCCTGAAAGTACTGGCCACACAAGAGGTCCCAAAATGTATAAAATTCCAACGGTTTTTTGAATGAATCTTCGGTAAACATAAATTCGGTAGGTGTAAAGATAAATGCAGCCCTAGAGCTGTCAGTCTTTGCAAGCCGGTTCCTAAATTTAGCGGTATCCGCAAAATTTTTAAACTTCTCAAGTTTAGTGGACATAATATCGGCAATGCACTCAATACCGTCTAATACGTTCTTAAGATCATTGTCTATTTGAGGAACAGTTATTTCGGACTGTAAAGTGTTTACGGGAATTCTATAAACGTTGCTAAACTGAGACTCTAGATCCTTGATATTAAGTTCTTCAACAATAGCAAGGATGTTGTGTTGATCTTGTAGGTTTCCGCTAAATATTTCACGATTCTTAAAAATTCTATATTTTTGGAGTATATTAACGTTAAATGAAATAGCATCATCGGGGGTGCAAAGATAAAAAAACCATATTTAAAACGATATGTTTCAAAGGGTTTGTCATTTTTTTCAAATTATTTGCATTACTCTTATTAGAAAACCCAAGAGTACCATATACGTCACCTATATGATTTGAAATAATGTCATTGAACTTAGAATCCATTAATTGAACGAGAACGTTAGCAGTTTGTCTTAAAAAACTCTCAGTATTAGGAATAGGCAAAATGAACTTAATCCACTGAGTAAAAATGTCAGCGATTTTTGTTTGTATATATGTCTTGTCTTTCCCCTTAAAATCCTGAATCATTTCGTATCTCCTGACACTATTATTAAGTATATTGCGTGCATTAATAAATGTGCACTGCTGTACCTCGGTTTCAGTATTCTTTTTCGCTTCCTCAAGACCACTACACTCTCCGTTAATATCATTAATGATGATATTTTCCAATGAAGATAAGTTGTTTTTATCAGCGTAATAATCAACACAAGCAACTAAAAAATTGTGTATATATGTAGGGGATAAACTGGGGCACAGGTCGAACCCTCCATAAGCGGAAGTAGCGCGTAATAAATACTTGTCAGTGTCAGTAATAAATTCAGAACACTTCTCCATTTTAAACATCCTAAACAAATTAAATTTCATGTATATATATATATGAAATGGTTGTAGATCAACCTTCAGACGAAGAAGACATACTACCTATGATAAATGCGATGCAAAGTACCATAAATCGACTAAGTGGTATACCAAAAAAGATAATATTTTTAGCACTAGCGGTAGTATCACTGATTGCGACAATAACGTCTCTATCGGTGACGTTCGGGAAGGTTCCGCCCCCAACTACCGCGGTGCCGACTACGGCTATGCCGACTACGGCGATGCCTACTACGGCTATGCCGACTACGGCGGTGCCAATAACAATTCCAACGCGTAAAAAAACGTCGTATCCAACTGTTCCAATAACGGATGTTCCGACGATGAAACCAACTAGAAAGAAGGGGGGTTAATATGTATAAAGTAAAAATGTGAATAATAAAATAAAAGTAACTCTAAAATGGTGAAGACATTGTCTGAATATATGGTATCACTGGGATATCCAAATATCCAGGAGGCGGTAAATTCAGGTCCAGGTGGTTCTATAAATGATAAAATATTGGACATAGTTGTAGACTACCAGAAGAAGGAGGGGTGGTTTGAGATAACGCTTGATGAGATAATCATAGTGAGTCCGGGGGATAGGGTGCGTTATACGACAAACGACACGCCTCCCGAACCAAATTCAAAAGAGCGAGTAGCAAAGAATGACAAGTATCCAACGATATTTGCAGAGGCTCCGCGTCGTAAGTTTCGAACGGGAGGTTGGTGTATATCTATTCATCCGGAAGAGCGATACATACTGTATCGTCCGCATGTAGTGGGATGTTGTCCCCAATCAATCCAATATGACTATATAGATAGGTTATTTTATTTACCAAAAGGTGGTGAAGCGTCAAAAGGTAAGAAGCCGGTGAAGTACAATAGGCCAACAAATGTAACCAATTATCCGGTGTGTATGATGAGTGACGAAGGGGAGTCGATAGCGGTATATTATGGTCGAGATTCGTATGCGCAGAGGCATTTTATGGACAGTGAAAAGTACAAGAAGGCGTTAAAGTATGGTTGGGTGTTCTACAGTTGACGAGTTATTTAGTAAAATATAGAAAATAGTATAGGGATATTGTATTACAACCATTTAAGAGAGAGTCATGTCATGTAGTAAGCGGTTGTATGGAAACAAATAAACATTTATACAAACCAAGAGAAATATGTAAATTATATGGAATTACTCCAAGGACGCTCCTCAACTGGAGTTACAATAGAAGAATCAAATTTATTAGGACTGACACAGGCCATAGACGATATTATTTTGAAGATTCAACAAAACCTACCGGAAGAAAAATCTGTTATTGCCGAGTATCTTCACAAGGTCAAAAAGAAGATTTGGAGAGACAAAGTAACTACATGCGACTTAGATATCCTAGCTACGAAATTATTACAGATATTGGATCAGGGATCAACTTCAAAAGAAAAGGTTTTAACGCCATTTTGGACTCCGCAATCAAAGGTGAGGTCGCAGAGATTGTGGTTACCCACAGAGACAGGTTGTGTAGGTTCGGTTTTGAACTCGTCGAAAGACTCGTTACCAAATGCTCCCATGGGGTCATCGTGGTTCTCGATCACAAAGAGACTTCCCCTAACGAAGAACTCGTCTGCGACCTCATTTCAATTGTCACAGTATTCTCTTCCAGAATCTATGGATTGCGAAGCCACAAAATCAAAAACAAAATCAAAGAAGCCGCGAAAGAAGCTTATGAAAACAATGAAATTCAGGCTCTTTCCAAATGATGAACAAAAGAAGTACATTGACGATTCTATTGTTCAATTTAGGTGGTACTATAATGCCGTAGTAAACGTAGTTAATATGAAATATAAAACTCTAGAATCTCTTGTAGAAAAAAAAGAATTAAAATACAACCATGTAAGAGATGAAATGATGAAATACAGTTATAGCGAGGAGATTGTAGGCGAGGTGTGTACTAAAAAATTTGATAGAAATGAAAAATTGCATGCATTTCCTAAACCACTTTGGATGGAAGGTGGTAATGTGCATAATCGCATACCGCGCGGTGCATGTAAAAAATTTACACAAAATGTAAATTCCGCAATTACTAATTACATAAACAATAATATAACAAAGTTCAAAATGAATTTTATGTCTAGAAAAAAAACACAAGAGTTTATGCTTTTTGAGGATGAAAATTATCCTAAATGCCTAAATCAGATAAAAAGTCACTATTGGTATAGAACTAAGGCTCACAAAAGAGTCACTGTATCATTTCAAGATGTGTTCAAAGAGTCACCAAGTGGTTTTGAAATAATACACGACAAAGTAACAAATAAATATTTCCTACATTATCCTGTAGATATTGATTATTTTCCGGAGGATAGTATTCGTAACGAGAACCAAGTTAAGTATACTACTAACGTAGAACGTGTCATATCACTGGACCCAGGGATTAGAAAGTTCCTAGTCGGATACAACCCAGCAGGTGAAATCATATACATAGCAGATAATGCAAATAAAGAACTTATAAAATTGATACTGGAAGTAGACTCTCTCAAAGAGAGAGACGATATTATACTTGCATGGAAAAGAATTGGAAACCTCGTAGACGAGATGCACAATAAAACCATTGCATACCTAATAGAAAATTATGACGTTATTCTACTTCCTGATTTTAGGACACAAGACATGCTACGCAGTAAAACGTTACACAAAAAGACAAAACGGCTAATGGCTATGTATGCATTCTACAGGTTCAAAACAAAACTAAAGTTTAAGTGCGATCAGTACAATAAAAGATTGATTATTGTTGACGAGAGTTACACAACCAGAACATGCACCTGTTGCGGAAACCTAAATGAAAAGAAAAGTTGCGAGTTCATTAAATGTTCTAAGTGTGGAATTGAATTAGACCGCGACGTAGTTGGATCACGAAACATTTTTATTAAAAACACAGTGTACGCTGGCACTGTTTAGTATTATCTTCTAGGTATTACTAATAAATCACAAGCGGTGTTCAAAGACTAAATTGTTTAAAGTTTAAATATATAAATAATGTATGTGATAAATTATAAATTTATAATAAATGTCCTCGGAGACACTAGACCAATTCAATGCGTTAAACAATGATGAGAAGTTGAAGGTGATAGAGTATGGTATGTATATGGTGCAATATTTCAAAGACAATGGTGTGAATGAGAATATCTCAACGTTATTGGACCAAAAGATCAAATCTGAGATATCCCGTAATGAGCGTAAATTGAATGTGCAATATGCGCGTGAGAAGGAGGAGACTAAGAAGATGCAAGACCAGTTGATAAAGGAGTTGGACAATAAGCAGGAACATTTGGTAAAGATGAAAAAGGATTATGATTCTCGTGAAAGGGATGAGGTGAAGAAGTTGCAAGACCATTTAGGTAAGGAGTTGGACCATAAGCAAGAATATATAAACAAGTTGAGGAAGGAGTGTGATATTCTAAATGAGTTGAATAAGCGTAGTACAAGTGATATAATAATGAAGATAACGGATGTTCATAAGGATTTGCACCATTTAATTCAGCCGGGTAAGAAAGGGAGGGTTGGAGAGGTTATGTTGTATAATTTGTTATCGGATGAGTTTCCTGGATGTATGTTAAAGGATGTGACAAAGAAATCTGGATGTTGTGATTTGTTGTTGGATTATAGTGGTGTTCGATTCATAATAGAGTCAAAGATGAATACATATGAGACACTTAAATCCCATCCAACGGAGACGATAGAGCGATTCAAGAAGGATGTATTTAATGCAATAGACGAGGAGTCGGGAAATGTTGGTGTATTTGTAGCGCATGCAAGTCATACGATACCTGGAAAAGGTATATTGGATGTTGAGGAGTGTTATAGTTCCAAGATTGGTAAATATTATCTTCTATATGTATGTGATACAAATAACCATCCTAGTAGGTTGAGGGCGGTAATAGAGTTAGGTAAGCTGTTGTACATGAATATAGATAAGAATAAGAAGGTCAAGGCTATAATGGACAATGTGATAAAGGTGAATATAAAGGTGTCAAATTCGATGAAGTATGTGCATGACATGAAAGCGTCTATAAACAGTCAGTATAAGATATGTAAGAATTTGGAAAATAGTGTAGACGACATACAGAAGTTGTTGAATGGTATGGAGGAGTCAACAAAGGACTCGAAGGAAACGGAAGAAGAGAGTACGTTGATAAAGTTGGTGGAAATCTACAAGTTTATAAGAGACAGTGGTCGTAAGGTGACTATAAAGCTATTAAAAGACGAAAGCGTTCGAGTGGGTGTATCAGCTACGGCAATAGGGCGAGGAATGTTTACCTTACTAAACATAAGGCGGCAGCTTATGACAGTGAAAGCTAATTAGCACCATTTCGCATTGCTATTAACATTCCAGTTCAATGTTACAATGTTAGAGTGTTCCCAGCAAAGAGTTTGATTAAAAGCAGAGGCGAGATAAAACATGGATAACATGTTCTTAAGACTCTTTGTGTTCCATTTTTGTATAGGTTGATTAAACGCAGAGGCGTAAGAAAACATAGCGGACATATCGGTAACATTACTTACGTCCCAATCAGTAATGTTTTCATTGAAAGTATCTGCGCTATAGAACATTTGATGCATATCGGTAACTTTACTGGTATTCCACTTTGCAATATTTGGTATATTAAGTCTTCCACTAAAAAGAGAAGACATGTCTGTGACCCTTGAAACGTCCCAATCTGGCATATCTCCGTACTTGTCAATGACGCTGTTTTTAACGTTTTGGTCATTTGAGAAATAGTCCTGTACAGCAGTTCTAATAGAATTGTCATCTAATACACACCATTTCGCATTGCTACCAACATTCCAGTTCAATGTGTTAATGTTAGAGTGTCCCCAGCAAAGAGTTTGGTCAAATGTGGATGCGTAGGCAAGCATTTCAACCATATACAGAAGACTTTTTGTGTTCCATTTTTGTATAGGTTGATTAAACGCAGAGGCGTAATAAAACATACCGGACATATCGCTGACATTACTCACGTCCCAATTGCTAATGTCATGGTTAAAGTAAGAAGCTTGTTTAAACATATATGCCATAGTTTGAGCACCGCTTGTTTTCCATTCTGTTATATCAGGTATATTATTTCTTCCACTGAAAAGATAGGACATGTCTGTGACTCTTGAAACGTCCCAAACTGGCATATCTCCGTACTTGGCAATGACGCTGTTTTTAGTATTTTGGTTATTTGAGAAATAGTCCTCTACAGCCTGTCTAATATTTGCGTCAGTCAGTGCGTTCGATGGTATTGGCGTGGGCGAAGACGTAGGTGCCGATGTAGGTTTACTGGGTGCCGATGTAGGTGCCGATGTAGGTTTACTGGGTGCCGATGTAGGTTTACTGGGTGCCGATGTAGGTGCCGATGTAGGTTTACTGGGTGCCGATGTATTATTAAATTTGAATGTCCAATCGGTAGCAGCCCCGATGGGTAGAATGATAAGAAGTGCTAATATTACAATTGCAATAAACGCACATATGACTGGGTATTTTTTCCAAAGCGGTTGTATTCTTTTTGATTTTCTTGACATTTATATATTATATATATATTAATTTTAATCGTAATTATATTTTATCGGGTTTTCAATTTATGTGAACCAAAAAAGAGATTGATTATTTAGGTAATTCTTGTTATAGATGGGTCTGAACTGTATTTAGCAAAGAAGGCATCTTGTGTATAATAATTATATGACTCACCTTGGGGAAATACACCATTACATTCACCCCAGTCATTTGTACTGCCCGACCATTTATTTGTCTTCCAATACAAATACGCTATGTCATAACATCCTGAATATATACCTATTTTTGTGGACTGCGTCGGTGCAAGGGTTGGGGTAGGCGCAGCCGTTGTGGGTGCCAAGGTAGGCACAGCCCCGCATAATTTAATGTTGCTAACTATAACTTTAGACGATGCTGCATCTTCTACTCCAATATCTAATTTGTTTTGTTTACTAATATCGTTTGTGCTTGTGAACCCAGTAGGTTCATAAATTTGATTTGTAATTGACTCTGATGTTAAAACATTAGTAACTTTTAGTAATATTCTATTTGAATCTAAATAGAAAAGTACATTATATTCATTATTTGGTAATATATTTAATGTATTGGACAAATTATGATAGTTGTTTAAATTGTCAACGTACTGGCATCTTAATAAATAATTTGAACAATATATAGATATTGAACTATATGGAGGGTTTATAGCAAATTCATTAGAAAACCTCATTATATTAGCAGATCCAGTCGTTTCTTGTGTCGAAAGGCTAGGTTTCATAAACACATTAGCTTCTAAGCTTACAAAATAATCATTATCTGCCCATTTCATTTCTACCGTTGATCCAGAGTAGGGACCTGGTAAATTATAGGGTGATGAACATACATTAATTGGAGTACTGGTTGGTGCTGCGGTTGGGCTGGAAGTAGGGGAAGGAGTCGGTGCAAAAGTTGGTGACTTTGTGGTGCAAAGTACGGTTTCTGTATTGGTAGGTGAGGACTGTAGTATAGTAATATCTTTAAAGTCTATTTCTGCGCTGGGGTCAAGTTGTACTAGTGTAAGATCATTAAAATCTATTGAAGAAAGTGTGAAAAATTGTATTAAGCTATATCCTTTTCCGTAAATAGATTCAGCTACTGGTGTTAATGATTTAAAGTTTTGTATGATCATGGCGGTATCTTTTCCCAATTCGTTCATTAAAGTATATGCTGCGGTTAAAAATTGATTATATACATCTATGTTATTGTATAATTCCAATTTAACATATAAGTACGAATCCACATCTCTTCCAGGTGCTTGCGTTCCTGATGCATTTTCTGGGTCTTGTACATTAGGTATATATGGTCCACCGTATGCATTCTCGAATATGTAATTATTAGATGAACCAGGTGGTTCATACCCACCAACTGCTCGTACAAGTGCGGCTGTAATTATGTTATCTATTCCTGCATTTATTTTAGGAACATAGCATTCTGATTGGTATCTTGTATATAGTGTAGTGATTGGTGCCATAGTAGGGGAAGGAGTCGGTGCAAAAGTTGGTGGCGAAGTGATTGGTGTCATAGTAGGTGGCGAAGTGATTGGTGTCATAGTAGGTGGCGAAGTGATTGGTGTCATAGTAGGTTGCGAAGTGATCGGTGCAAAAGTTGGGTTGAAAGTAGGTGGCGAAGTGATTGGTGTCATAGTAGGTGGCGAAGTGATTGGTGTCATAGTAGGTGGCGAAGTGATTGGTGTCATAGTAGGTGGCGAAGTGATTGGTGTCATAGTAGGTGGCGAAGTGATTGGTGCCATAGTAGGTGGCGAAGTGATTGGTGCCAATGTAGGAGCCTTGGTGGGTGCTAGTGTGGGCGACTGCGAATTTTCAAATACGAACGACCCATTTGTTATTACGCCTATTGTAACAAGTGCTATTACAATAATTACAAAAGTTGATATAGCAAACCCTAACAATAATTTCCATTTCAACGTATATCCTACTTGAATGTCTGGTGTTGTATTCTCCATTTATAGTTAATTAAATATTTTTATTTATTTAAAAGTATTTAAAGTTTTGTGTGAAATTAAAGTTGAAATTGTAAAATTCCGTGATCATTTTAGCCTAAATTTAGATGAATTTAAATAATGATTTTTTAGATCAATGGTGGTCCACGCCAAAAAATACAAATTATGTAATTATATTTTCTCGGGTTTTCAATTTATGTTAACCAAAAAAGGGATTGATTATTTAGGTAATTCTTGTCCCCGCCCAATGAACCGTTATCGTCATTATATATATAGTAACCATCCGACTTTAGGGCAAATGTTCCATTACTCTTAATTTCTATTTCAAAATATCTCCCCTCCCTTCCACCATCATCACCATCTGCTTCCAAACGATTATTGGGCCACTTATTGAATAGATATACCTTGTTATTGTTATTTGCAATAATAAATATCTTACCATCGCGATCACTTTGTTCTATTCTAAACTGTTGTGCATAATTTTGTAGGAATATTTCATTCCCACCGACAAGACCCCAATACTTACTGAAAGAAGTTCTACCACCGTAGTATCCATTTATTGTCCAGTTTCGTCCACATACATTGGTTAATCCATTACTACATCCATTTGGAATTGGGGCTTGTGTTGGGGCTAGTGTTGGGGCTTGTGTTGGGGCTTGTGTTGGGGCTTGTGTTGGCATAGGTGGCGAAGTGATTGGTGGCATGGTAGGTGGCGAAGTGATTGGTGGCATGGTAGGAGCCTTTGTGGGTGCTAGTGTAGGAGCCTTTGTGGGTGCTAGTGTGGGCGACTGCGAATTTTCAAATACGAACGACCCATTTGTTATTACGCCTATTGTAACAAGTGCTATTACAATAATTACAAAAGTTGATATAGCAAACCCTAACAATAATTTCC